TTGAGAAATGCTTGCTCTGTTTTTCCCATTTTGATTCCCTTGAATTTGGTACCCCCATGGGGATTCGAACCCCAACCCTCTGATTTGAAAGACCAGCATCCATATACCTGACTTAGACCGTGGGGGCAATAGGAATTTATTTTTGGCTCCGGTGGAAGGATTCGAACCTCCGACCAATTGATTAACAGTCAACTGCTCTGCCACTGAGCTACACCGGAATATAACTTGTGGTGCCCCCGGCCTGATTCGAACAAGCGATTCATGCGTTATGAGCGCAGCGTGTTACCTCTACACCACAGGGGCTTTGGTGTTTGGTGCGGGTGGAGGGACTCGAACCCTCAGATGACGCTAATTTTGAGTCAGCCGACTTTACCTGTTTGCCCACACCCGCAATTTCCAAAAACTCGAATCTGGTACGTGGCCTTGGAATCGAACCAAGCACGCGGAACCCGCAAGAGATTTACAGTCTCCATCGACACCTTGTCTGTTGCCACGCTCTTTAATTGTCGATGAGAGGTAACGGACCTTGGGTCCGATTGAGGCTACGGAAGGACAGGGAGGATTGCCCACTACCCGACATGGTTAACATGTGGTCCGTTACCACTAATCAACAATTTTCATTGTATTGGGAGGCGGCAGAGCGGAGAGAAGAAACGAAAGGATTTTGCACTTGAAAGATCAGAATCTGAAGTGCATTACTCTGCCGCCACCAAATACAATATTCTCTTTCCTTTGTGTTTACACAACCAACATAGAAGAATCAGCCTTGCGCGTCAACCCCCTTTTTTACAAACTCTTGAAAACACAATCATGACGAAGATTTATCTCTGCCATCTTTCACACCTTGCAAGGTGATCCATCCGACAGGCCGCCCATTCGGGATTTGTTTTAGGTGGGGTTCCCGCAGTCTCGTTCCGCATTTCCACCCGATCCTGTTGGATCGATTTTTTTCATAATCTACTACCAATCAATCGTCAACCCCAAACCGAAAAAAGCCCGGAAGTTTTTCCGGGCCTTGGTATAATCAGGTCAATTCCTGACATTCCTATCCCGGCTTGGGTTACATATTGCCCCCGATAGCATACCAATCCTGCGATTCGCAAGAGGGGAGAAAGAATTCGATATTTGTGCGCGTCTGTTTCATTCTACTGGTATTTATACACACAGAAACGGCAGATCAGGATTTTTTCAAATTTTTTCCAGATCGATATCAAACGTCTCTCCGATGTTCAGAATGATAAAATCGGTTCCCAAGATATTAGCCCTTTGGGAAGTGTGCCAATGACCAGAAATCCAGAGCTTCGGTTTATGGATTTCAAACATCGAATTGAAGGCCAGTCGAGTACGACTCTCGCAAGTCGGATCAGTATACCAAGAGATCAAGGCTCTTGCCACAGCATCGGGAAGATCGTGAGTCACCATCACATTAGGCTTGTATTCCTCATATGTAGCTATGATTCTTGCCAGTTCATTATATGACAATTCCTCATCGCTCCAAAAATCGAAACCTTCTGTTCTCAAATTACGATCAATGGAATATGCGCCCCCCACATACATTATGCCACTTTCTCTAAGACCATCTGGTATCCAGTACTCATCGGTTTTACAAGCCTTGGGATTATCATGATTCCCCCTGATATACCTATGAGACCCAAATTTCATAGCGTCTCTGGTTTCTTGGAGATGCCAAGGGTCTTCTCTGGGAAACCCAATACCAAAATCTCCAACTTGGACTGACTCAGGACATTCCCGAATCAAATCTTGGTATAGTTCCCAATTACCATGAATGTCGCCTATAAATCTCAACGCTTTTTCCTTATTTGAAAGTTTCTTCTTTTCTTGCTTCCTACTTTTCTTCGTCCTGTTCTTGGTCGGTTTTTTCTAGGATGTGGCACAGGTTTCTCCATCAAATTTCATTGAAATACTCTTCTAGGTTAGAGTCGGCAAGTCGTATTGTCTTTTTTCTGGACATTTTCTTTTCCTCAACCTCTATATTGAATGTTTCTTCTTCGGGAAGATTTTGTTCCAGTTTGGTTCTCATGCTGTCCAAATGAGCCATTATTTGAGACAACTCCGTTGAAGCATCTCCATCAAGTGATGCATATTGGGAAACATCTGCAAGACCTGATTGTTGAATGTACTTGGTTTTGATTTGGGTTTGACGATTTTCCTTCTTTATCCTTCTCAAAAAGGCATTGTTGCAAACAGTTGTAAAATAGGAAAACGCATTGGGGTCACTACCATCTTCAAGACCAGCAGGCTTGTAACTCTTGATTGCCCTCAAGCAATTTTCTACGGCATCAAGTACCATTTCTTCCCTAAAGGTGTATCCAATGAAATTGTTTTTCATGGAAAGTCCTTCAGCAATGTTTTGGAAACAAATAGCGATGTAATCTGGAATAACTGGTAACTCCGGAACTTCATCCCATTTTTCCTCAAGTGCCTTACTTCTCAATTCTTTGGCTTTTTCGAGTTCTTGGATATACTCGGACAGGGCACGGCCAAATTCCTTGTTGTCAACGTAGTTGGACTGATTCGATTTCTTGGACATTTCAACACCTTTCTCGTTTTTGTCAAGCCAAAATTACCTGTGGTATTTTGGTCACACCTGAAATTTTTTTCTTCAACCCCCCTTGAAAGGGGTTCGCTCGCGGAATAACTACTTTAAGAATCCTTAAGAATACTGGAAATGTAAAGGATTCAAGGAAATGTTAGGGAATGTAGATTCCTTAGTAATTCCTTAGTAATTACTTTAGAAATAAATTCCTTAGTAATTACTTTAGAAATAAATTCCTTAGTAATTACTTTAGAAATAAATTCCTTAGTAATTACTCTTAGTAATTACTTTAGAAATAAGGATTCTAGAACTATAGAATTCCTTAATTACTTGTTTCTCAATAATTTTCATAGAATTATTAGGGGCGAAATTTTAGTGAATGGTTTCTTTGTTGGGAACCAACATTGACAAGTTAGAAAACTCGTCACTGTCTTCCTCATCCATAAACGTTGCCCCCATTTCTTCCAATTTTTTCTTGATGAATTCCTGAGTCCAGTCTTCCGGAGACAGGTAGTAATTCATTGTTGACTCGTATTGCTCAACAATTTTTTGGTTTGGGATTGCAAAAGCCATTATCTGGCCCGGAAGTATTTGAATAAGTTTTGTTTCAGGGGTTTCATCGTTGTTTTCAAACTGGTTCAGCATCCAGCTACGCAGAGTGAAAACAGATTGCTCATTGATCTGAATACGGTCTACTACCAATACATCCTTAACAAAGTAGCTTTGTGTTTCATCATCAAAACAAACCAGCTTGGCAATCAGTTCTTCCCCTGATGTTGTTTTGAAATGGACCAGTTGATCAGGTTCTCTGTATGTCATTGATCTTGATTCCTACTTTTTTACCTATTTTCAGTTTTTCTTTGGTGTAGAGTTTTTCTCTCTCCAGCCCGTGACGGGTCGCGTAGGACATATAAGACTTTCCGACGCTAATTTCATCTATTATATCGTAAAGTTGCGCCATTTGTCCATCTTCGGATTTACGCAAGGTTCTTCCCATGGATTGGATAACCTTGACTTTCGATTTGTACGGTGCCGCGAAAATCACGTTTCTCAAATTCTTGATGTTCATCCCCGTCGAAAATGTCTCATAGCTGGCCACGATCACGGAACGGCTTGACTCTTCCACGGCTTTTCGGATACGATTCCTCTCGACAGCATCGATTTTACCCGAGACAAAATGAACCGGAAATTCCGCCGCCTCCTGAATCATCTGATGTAATGGTATCCCATGACGATCCACCAATCTATAGAGTACCAATGTATTCCCTTTCAAAGAAAGTGTCAAATCACGAATCACCATATTCCTTTGTTGAATTGAGGAAAGAAGGTCCAGTTCTTCCGCGTAAGAGAGATAACGGGACTTCTTTATCTTGGGATCATAAATTCGCATGGACTTTTTGATTTCATCAGGATAGGACAGCCGAATAATGTTGATAGACAGATCAGAGAGAATATCCAAATCCTGAAGTTCCTTAATGGTAGACACGATTTTTGTTGGCCCAAAATGACCTTGAAGCTGGAGTTCATGCATCTTGGAATCCTTCAAGGTTCCGGTCGTCCCGATTCTCCACTTGGCCTTTCTGGCAGACCTCATGAGTTTTGATGTTGAATCAGACGCAAAAAGATGGGCCTCGTCTCCAAACACTACTTCAAATTGGTCAAACCATTCCTGATCCATCTTGTAAATGGATTGCCAAGTGGAGATTACGCATTTTGGAAGATTTTCCTTGTCGGCCCCTGCCAATATCTGGGCAAAATTTTTCTCAATCGAAAAATCGGGGTCAGGAATGGCGTAGTCTTCAAAATCGCTATACATTTGCCCGACAAGATTCGTTGTCGGTACGACAATAAGTATTTTTCCTTCCAAAAATTTTGTCAGGTATCTGAGTATCAAGTAAATGATAAAACTTTTTCCCGATCCTACAGGAGAAACAAGAAGAGACCTCATGGATCGTAACGTATGAAGAACCGCTTCCCTTTGGTGAGGGTGTGGATTGAATGGTAAAGGCAAATTTTCAAGGAAACTGTCAAGGTCTTTTTCTAAAAGATCGTAACGGTCATCAGGACGCCCATAAGGGGGATTTTCGTAAATCTGTATATCATAACCTCTTTGAGAACAGAATTCTCTTAGAGGCTCATACAGCCCGGCAGGAAATGTTTTGTAGTTCCTGTCGAAAAGTTTGATCTTGCCATCCCAAATACCCTTGCGATACTTTTTTGAGTATTTGTAGCCCGGAGCAAAAAATGAGAATGTATCATAGATTTCTTGCTCTACGTCCTTTGAAGGACATTGCAAAACCAAACGGGAGTGATTTATCTTTTTGAGGTTGATTGTTTCAGAAAACGCCATTTTCGAATTTACGCAATTCGATGATGTTGCGAATCGTCTGCGCCCGCCACCGAATGTTGTCCAGAATCTCCTTTAATGTTTCTACCAATTGTTTGTAGTAAGCTACCTTGGTTTCCGATTTTTGAATGTCGTCATCGGAATTGTAGTAGTATTCCATGTCTCCTTTCAAGACACGAAGACCATCAAAGGGGTCATAATCCCACCCAAGGTCACGAATTTGATCTTCGTCCATCTTTCCATTGTACCAAAGCCATTTGAGTTTGAGCAATTTCTTTTGGTCCAACTCGGCCTTTTTCAGTTTCATCTTGGCCTCTGTATAGAGCCTGAGATATTTAGCATGTAACTTTGGGGTGTTTAATGAAGCTTCCTCAACATTGGTAGGATCGATAACAGAATCTTCTTTCCATTCATCCATGATTTTTTCTATATCCATGGTCTACTCTATTTCAAAGTACAGAAAGGCAAAGGTCGCCGGGCAAGTGATGATTGTCGCTTCTGTTTCCGATGCTCGAAAATCAATGTTTCCCAAACTGATCGGAAAGGCGTTGATGTAACGAATCGTTCTGGTAAGTGTATTCGATGCCGTGTAGATAAGCAAGGAGATATCTTCTTCAGAAGTGGGAATATTGCTTGTTTCTTCGGAAGGAGGGACATAGTTGCTGTCTACCATGCGATTTATCCATGAAAATATCTCTCGATATCCGGCCATCTGTTCATCAATGATGATGTCGAATGTCACAGTATCGAATGCAATGGAATCGCCCGGATATGGAATATTCTGTATGTGTCGAAATCTGGCATTTGTCGTGTTGGCCAAATCGACTCCAGAATGATTTACGCTGTTAGCATAATATACGATATTCGGGTAATCCTTTCGGTCGATCACCACTTGGAAATTGGTGGGGTGCAGGAGGTTCTTTTCCCCGCAAACATTGGTCATTTCTGCCCCTTGAAATTTTCTCGGTTGGTTCTAAGTATTTATCCAAACAAAGGCAAAGATTACTATGAAAGACCACCTGTCCTTGACAAACACCTTGGCCGCTATCGCCATTCTCACCCTATCCCGAAAGGCGGCAGATTCGCAGGTTGCGGACGAAATCGTCAGGGGAATCGTTCAACAGGCGATACACACAGACCGGGTAGGGTCTCTTGATGGCCCCCATGTCCAAGTATTTCGCCAAGCCGCTGAGGGGGACGTAGAACCGCTTCGAAAACTTCTGGACCGCCAGCCCCTTTCAAAATTCCGGTTGATAAAGGGGTTGCAAGCCAATCCGGATGATGCTAACGCTCTGGAATTCGAATCTGCGGCCTTGATGGTTCCTCGTTCCACGAAATTGACGGAACTGCTTCACAAGGCGGCAGAATTGATGTGAGGGATACGATGAAGATAGCCATTCTTGCCGACACACATTGCGGAGTACGCAATTCATCCGATATTTTTCTGGAAAACGCAGAGAAGTTTTACCAGAACGTATTCTTTCCCGAATGCGAAAAAAGGGGGATAGACAGGGTGATTCATCTGGGGGATATTTTCGATAACCGAAAAAGCATTAACGTGAAGGCCCTGAGTAGTTTGAAATCATCCTTTTTGTCGCCTCTTGAGGAAAGAGGCATGAAGATGGATTTGATTCTGGGAAACCACGACCTTTACTTTCGAAATATCCTGACTCCCAATTCCCCTTCCGAGATTCTGGACAAGTACAAGAATATCAAGATCATTTCTAATCCTCAAACCGTGAATTACGGGGGGGTAAGGATAGCCTTGGTACCTTGGATCGCAAGCGAGAACGAAGGGGATGTTTTGGGCTTTATTCAAAGAACATCTGCTAAAATTCTGGCAGGGCATCTGGAATTATCCGGATTCGAGTATACCAAGGGGATTGTGTCGTCAGATGGCATGTCTCCATCTGTTTTTTCAAAGTTCGATCTGGTCATGTCAGGCCACTACCATACTCCATCATCAAAGATGAACATTGCCTATTTGGGCGCTCCCATGGAGTATTTCTGGTCGGACGCCGAAGACCCTCGATACTTCCATATTTTTGACACCGAAAGCGAAAAACTGACCAAAATAAGAAACCCACACACCTTGTTCAAGAAGATAAACTACAGACCAAATCTGGAAATTGATGTAGAAGAATGCGATCACAAATTTGTAAAGATTCTTGTCCGCAAATGCGATGATCGGGAACATTTGAACGATCTTATGGACCGGATATTGGAACGTCCTATCCATGATTTGAAGTTGATGGATCATTTTACAGAGGACGAAAATTTTCTTTGGGATTCGGACGAATCGATTGATAATATCAAGGATACGCCTCATCTGCTGGACGATTATATACAAGGATTGGAAACGTCTCTTGATAAAGACAAGTTGAGAGAGAAGATGAGTCGTCTTTATCAAGATGCCCAAACTGCGGAATTTCAATGATCTATTTTAGAAAGCTTCGCTATAGGAATTTTCTGTCGTCTGGCGACAAATTTACCGAAATCGTTCTGGACAAATGTCCGACGACTCTGATTGTCGGACCAAATGGATCAGGCAAATCGACAATGCTGGACGCTTTGTCCTTTGCTCTGTTTGGGAAAGCCCACAGAAACATCAATAAGCCGCAGTTGGTGAATTCGGTCAACCGAAAAAAATGTGAAGTGGAAGTCGAATTTGATATAGGGTCGGATTCCTACAGGGTTTTTCGTGGCATTTCTCCATCCAAATTTGAAATCTGGAAAAATGGGCAGATGTTGGACCAGATGGCAAATTCGAGAGATTACCAG